ATGTCGATATCCTGATCGCTCAGATCAATCAACATCTGGCGGTCTTTCGAGTTCCGCCGGCCATGGTGTGAAATGGTCGGCTCCTTAACGGAGCCCCATTATCTTGAGTGAAGAGATGTTTACCGAGCCTCGCGCATCCAAAGCGGAGGCTCGGGCTACCCGCCGCGCCGAACGTCAGCAGCGCCGCCCCACCAATACCCCCAAACCTCTTCACGCCAAGAATGAGCGTCAGCGGATTCTGATCGAAGCCCTGCGCGCCGGTGAGAGCGCCTTCGCTGTCGGTAGCGCCGGCACTGGCAAGACCTATATTCCGGCCCGCATTGCCGCGCGCAAGCTGGCAGATGGGCAGGTCGATAAGATCATCATCGCCCGCGCCACCGTCTCCAAGCCCAAGCATGCGCTCGGCTTCTTGCCCGGCAAGATCGACGCCAAGATGCGCCCCTGGCTCCAGCCGGTCATCGATGGCCTGCGCGCCGAGGTCTCGGCAGCCCAACTAGAGCAGTGGACCCAGGAAGGCAAGTTCGAGATCGCCTCCTTCGAACACATGCGCGGACGCACGTTCGAGCGGGCTTTCGTCATCCTCGATGAGGCGCAGAACTGCGATTTTGGTGATTTGCGGCTGCTCCTGACGCGTATTGGCGAGCATACGCAAGTCGTCATCACGGGCGACCTGGACCAAATTGATATTCCGGACTCCGGTCTTCTGCCGGTTCTGGATATGGTCGAGCGCTATCACTTGCCGATGCATGTCATCCAGTTCACCGAAACCGAGGTTGTTCGCTCCGCTTTCGCTCGGGAATTCGTGAAAGCTTTCGCAAAGCTGACTCCGAAGGTCGCGAATCTTGACGCCGTGGACCCTTTCACTGAGAATGCCCGGACTACGCGTAAGGTCGCGTAAAATCCCAATGGCGGGCAGTCTAAATGGCGTTCAGTTTTGTTGTCGAGGACGGCTCCGCCGACGCTGACGCCACCTCCTATGTGGAGGTTGAGTTCGCCGACGGCTATATCGACGCCAACGCCTTCGTCTCCGCCGATTGGCTGGCCCTGGACGACGACGAGAAGCAGCGCCTTCTCGTTCGCAGCTCCAAGACCCTGGACCGCCTGGTCAAATGGGACGGCGAGCGCGTCGACAGCGAAAGTGGCCTTCGTTGGCCTCGTTCCGGCGCCTATGATCGCGATGGCTTTGAGATCGCCGAGGACTCGATCCCCATCCAGCTCCAGGAAGCGGTCTGCGAACTCGCCGTCTATCTGATGTCTTCCGACTGGACCAACCTCGAAGGGTCCAGGGGCATCAAGGAAGTCCAGGTCGACGTCATCGACGTCAAGTTCGACACCTCCAATAACCGAGCCTCCCTGCCGTTCGCGGTTCAGTCCATGCTCGAAGGGCTGGGCTCCGTGAAGAGCGGCACCCGGCCTGCCTTCAAGAAGATTCTCCGCTCTTGAGCATCACCCGCGCCCAGATCAAGAACGCGGTCAAACAAGCTTACGCCCAGTTGGGCGACATCCCTGAGCAGGTGACCTATCGTTCGCAGAGCGGTACGCCGACGCGCGATCTCGACGCCGGCACCTCGACGCTCGCCCATACCGATTATGTCCTCAAGCAGGTGATCATCTGCAAGTTCTCAATCAAGGAAGCGGATCGCGACATCACCCTCCTGAAGGACGAGAAGGTCATCATTCTGTCCGACGACCTGCCCGTCACCCCCAACGATGCTGATCTGATCATCGACCGCACTGGTCGCACCTGGCAGGTCATTCAGCAGATGCGCGACCCTGCCGGCGTCATTCAGGTCCTCCGGGTGAGGACGACAGAATGACCACAGTACGCGGCGCCAAAATCCAATATACGAGCAGCGGCAATATTGAAGCTAAGCTCAACAAGTTCTACGCGATGGTCGAAGATCGCTTCGACGAGAAGTTCGATATTCTTCTTCGTCGCTTCAATGAACTGTTGCTGGCCGATACTCCGGTGTGGTCCGGTGATATGATCCACAACTGGCGTTGGTCCACCCGTGCGCCCGACTTCCGCCACGAGGACCCGGTCGAAGAACCGTTTTGGGCTGGCAAGACTTCGCACCTGCCGCTTGGCGACGAGCCGCGCCGTAAGGCCAACATCACTCGCCCTCGGCAGTCGCTGGCCGGCGCCCTGCGCGCCAAGACTCCGGTCGATATCTTCCTGACCAACACTGCGCCCCACGCCGCCGACGTCGAGAGCGGCAGGATCAAGACCCGTGCCACCCAAGGCTTCTTGCGCCTGGCGTTGAAGGAAGTGTTCGGAGGTTATGCCTGATGAACGCCTACGATAGTCTCCGCAAGCTGCTCCAGACCCAGGCTGTGCAAGCCTCGGGCGATTTCGGCCTGCCGCTGATCTTGGAGAACGAGAACGTGCCGGTGCCGAAGACCGGCATGTGGGCTGAGTTCTGGATTCGCACCGGCATGACAATCCGTTCCGACCTGGGCAGCGGCCGGCGCCACTTCAAGAAGGCGGCCGGCGTCCTCCAGTTCACGCTCTACACTCCGGAGAAGACCGGCGACGGTCCGATCCTGCGCATGGCCGATAATCTCGAAAAGCGCTTCTCCTCCACCCAGTTCGAAGTGCCGCCTGATGGGTACATCACTCTCGATGACGCCACGGTCAACATGATGGGCAAGCGCGAGAACGGGTATTACTGTGTAGTTGTTCAGGCTAGTTTCGATTTTCACTACCGCGATCCAGATGCGGTCGGGTAACGTCTAAGTAAATCAAGGGCGCGAATCTTGACATTGCCAAACAGCTAAGCTACGGTCCGGACACTCATTACGTCGCCGGGTCGGCCGACGTTTGAACATCCCTTTGTCACGATAAAATGGGAACGGTGACACCGCATGGTCGCTATTTTTGCCGACTCCAACCGCGCTCGTATCCGCGTTATCAAGGAAGATAACGCGGGCTGGGGCGTCACGCCTGCCAGCGGTAACGCTCGCGAAATCCGCTACACTGCCTCCACGATGAACGCTATCAAGGACACTACCATGTCCAACGAAGTGCGTGCTGACCGGATGGTGTCGGAAATCGTCGAAACCGCCGCGCGCTCGCAGGGTGATCTGAACGTCGAATTCTCCGCCGGCAGCCATGACGATTTCATGGAAGCCTTCATGTACGGCGCCTGGACCCGTCCGATGACTTTCGACTCGGTCACCGGCGCCGCTCTCGAATGGGCCGACAGCAGCACTATCTATATCAAGGGCAAGGACTGGACGGACTACTTCTTCTCCGGCCGCCGGGTGAAGACGCACGGCTTCGTCATTCCCGCCAACAACAACTACTGGCAGATCAGCACTGTCACCTGGAACTCCGGAGCCAACCGCACCGAGATCGTCATGACGACCTCGACTGCTTCGGCTGAAACCGGCTCTGCCTACACCGCCTTCTACGACGCCAATGACGTCGTTGTCCTGAAGAACACCGGCATCCGCGCCGGCACCGGTGGCGCCTCTACCTTCGACTCCAACGGCGGCAACGCTTTCGCTGCGGCGATCTCCGCTGGTCAGTTCAATGTGGGCCAGAAGATTTTCGTCGACGGCCTTGGCCTTGAAACCGGCACCGTGACCTTCACCGGCATTCCGGCTGCGGGTTCCAAGGTCCGCGTTTATGACGGTGAAAAGCCGGTCACCTTCCAGTTCGGCGGAACCTACCCCGGTTCTGTGGTCGGTGTTGATCTCGCTTCCGATGTCAATTCGATGGCGGACAATTTCTACACCGCCGTCAACCAGCAGCGCGTCAAGGGCGCGGTCTCCGTTTCGGCCACCCGCTCTGGCGCTGTCGTGACCCTCAAGAACCTGATCGACACCGCCGGCTCGATCACCGAAGTCCTGGACAGCGGCTCGGCTATCACCGTGGTCAACTTCTCCGGCAAGGACACCACCGTTCGCGGCATCTTCACGATCCAGGCCGCGACCGACGACGTGCTGACCGTGACCCCGCATCCGAACACCGACGCCAACGGCTCCTCCAAGCCGGTGACGATCAAGGGCTCGATGCTGCGCAACGCCTCCGATCCGTCGGACATCGTGCCGCAGTCGTTCTCGGTC